GTATTAGCCAGCCATGATCGAATACAGTAAGGAAGAAATTTGGCTGCGCAAGTTGATTGATGACGCATCGCGTAGGTTGCTGGAAATAGAGCAAACAAGGCGAATGTCTGGTATGGCGTCCGGCTCAGATAGTCCGGCGCAAATGATACGCAATAGACTATCGACAGCCGGTGAATCATACAAAAATACTTACTAACGACTTCCCGGTATGCACTAAGTGTAATCGCGTAGTAGACGCATTCCGGGAACCGTTCGCGGACGGTTTATGCGAATTCTGTTCGCGGGTATTCGATCCGGCTGTACCGCCGCTACCGCCGCACATAATGCAGACCGTCGAGCCGTACATTCAGTGGCGGATACATCGGGCGCTGGCCGAGCAGTATTTAGAGTTCAGTGAAGCGGCTCAGCGGGCGGAAATGTTGAAAAAATGAGGTATGAATATGTTTTGCACGTTGGCGGAGCATTTTAGGCAACAAAACGAGGCTCTTATGTTCGCCGCAGGAAAGTTAGTGGGGCCAATACAGCCAATTGTTCGGCACATGGCTGAACAGTTGCTTGAAATTAGTGAATCATTCCGACAGGCGGAAATGTTGCGGTGCGATAAATAATCGACATTTGCATGCCGAATCTATTAATCGGCATGCCGAATCTATTTCTGCGCCGAATATCTATTTTATGTTAGTTAGTGCTTACTAACATACAGTGGTATTGACACAAATAAGTGAGTTAGTGCACACTAACATAATCAACACTTTATGGCCGTATCGACATGCCTGGTGGTGGACAGCCCGGTAATCAGAACGCTGCGAAGGGTAAACGGTGGCAAGCGGCCATCGATCGCGCGCTATCTCGCCGCTGCAAATCCGATGGCATAGCCGAACTCGACCGGCTCGCCGATCTCTACCTTGACACAGTTGAAGCGATAGCGACGCACGAAAAGCCGTCTATTCAAGGCTTTGCAGACTTCGCTGACCGTATGGATGGCCGACCTGCGCAAGCAATAACCGGCGCTGACGGTGGCCCGCTCGAAGTGACCTGGCGAGACGTAACCTAATTGGCCGAACCGCGCCGCGTGGTGATACCGTACTCGCCGCGCCGCGAGTTCATGCCATTTCATAAGCGTGATAAACGGTGGGCATGTTTGGTCGCGCATCGTCGTGCAGGCAAAACCGTTGCCGCCGTAAATGATTTAATCAAAGCCGCAGTAACTAGCAAGTGGCCGATGGCTCGCTTTGCATACGTTGCGCCATTCAGATCGCAAGCAAAGGCTGTCGCGTGGGAATACTTCAAACACTTTGCCGCGCCGATTGCGACAACGATCAATGAGGGCGAGCTATATGTTGAGTTCGGAAACAAAGCGCGTGTATCACTCTTTGGAGCAGATAACGCTGATGCAATGCGCGGACTTGGTTTTAATGGCGTCTATCTTGATGAGTACGGGGATTTCAGACCAAGTGTATGGGGAAACGTTATCCGACCTACTCTCAGCGACAGACAAGGTTGGGCGGTATTTGGCGGAACTCCAAAAGGAAAGAATCAGTTCTATGACATCTTCCGCACAAGCAAATCAAGCGCAGACTGGTTCAGCTTTACCCTTCCGGCCAGCAAGAGCGGACTACTCCCGCAAAGCGAACTGGACGCCGCCAGAGCGCAGTTAAGCGAAGATCAGTACGAGCAAGAGTACGAATGCTCTTTTGAGGCCGCATTACTCGGCGCGTACTACGGTAAGGAAATGGTGCTCGCTGAAAAAGAGGGCCGCATTCGTTCGTTCGAGCTTGAACCGCTTCCGGTGTATACCGCGTGGGACTTGGGCTATCGCGATGACACAGCGATATGGTGGTATCAGGTAACGCGCGGCGAGGTTCATGTGCTCGATTATTACGCTACGAGCGGTTCCGATATCACTGAACTGTGCAAGGTAGTTCTGAGCAAACAATACAACGCTGGCTATCAATACGCGCGCCACTGGCTACCGCATGACGCCCGCGCAAAGACGCTGGCGAGCGGCGGCAAATCAATCGTAGAGCAGTTAGCCGTTCACCTGGGATCAAGCAAGCTCGCCATCGTGCCTGAGATCGGCGTACAGAACGGCATCCAAGCCGCGCGCCAGATGTTCCCGCGTGTGTGGTTTCACGAGCGATGCGACGAAGGCTTGGAAGCGCTGCGCCAATATCAGCGCGAATATGACGAAGATAAAAAGGCGTTCAAAGAGAATCCGCGCCACGATTGGACGTCGCATCCTGCGGACGCATTCCGAATGATGGCGGTCGCGTGGAAGCAAGACGTAATCGAAGCGCCGGAGCCGAAGGGCAAGACGCTACAGGATATCAGTCTCGATGAACTGTGGGACTGGCACGAAAACAAAATTTTAGAGGACGCAAGAATATGAGCGCACCAGTGATCGAATCAGGCGCAGCGAAGAACGTAACTGCGACAGGCGATGTGACTACCGGGCCGTGTCAGATGATCGGCTTTTACGTCAACAGCACGACAAGCGGCACCGTGGTAATCAATGACGGATCAACGGCGTTGAGCGGCACGATTACGCCAGCAATTGGTTTTCACAGATTCCCCGCAATCTGCGGCTCGAAGCTCAACGTGACGATTGCGAACACGTTGAACGTCACATTCTTTGTAAGCTCGGCTAACTAATCGTGGCCGAGTATTCCAACGATGACGGAGTGCTAGGCCCCGGCGAATACTGGCACGCGCAGATTGAGCAGGCGCAGAAACACTTCAACAAGTGGATGGGGCGCGGCGACAAGGTTGTAAAGCGTTTCCGCGATGAACGCGACGCAATCGAAGGCACGCGTAAAAAGTTCAATATCTTGTGGTCAAACGTGCAAGTATTGACGCCGAGCCTGTACGGTCGCCCAGCCAAGCCCGAAGTATCGCGCCGTAACAACGATCAAGATGTGATAGGGCGCGTTGCCAGCACCATGCTCGAACGAGTGATCGACTACGAGGTTAGCCAGTTTCCAGATTTTGGCGACGCGATGACTGCGGGTGTGCAGGATCGTTTGCTTCCTGGGCGTGGTGTGTCATGGGTGCGCTTCGAGCCGACATTTGCGCAGACGCCTGACCCGCACACGCCCGAACAAGAGGTAGCGCAAGAGGGCGCGCAGATAACCGGCAACGAAGAAGCGCCGGAATACGTAGATAAAGCGCATTCGCCTGTTGATTACGTGTACTGGAAGGATTTTCTGCACTCGCCTGCGCGCACATGGTCGGAAGTCTGGTGGGTTGCGCGCTGGGTATACATGACGCGAGACGAAGGCACGGAACGTTTTGGCGATGTTTTCAAAAACGTACCGTGTGATAGCGAAGAACCGACGAAAGAATTCAACGGCGCGGACAAGGCGCGCGCAAGCCTTGACCGCAAGGCGAAGGTTGCCGAGATATGGGATAAGCGCGCGGGTAAAGTGTGCTGGATCGCCAAGGGCTATCCGCAACAACTAGATGAACGCGATGACCCGTTGCAGCTTGAGGGATTCTTCCCTTGTCCGCCGCCGCTGTTCGCCACTACAACGAACGGCTCATTGATTCCTGTGCCGGATTACTGCTTGTATGAGGATCAGGCGGCGGAATTGGATATTCTGACCAATCGTATAGCAATGCTGGCGAAGTCAGTAAAAGCCGTTGGCGTATTCAATGCCGAGTATAAAGAACTGTCGCGCATGCTCAATGAGGGCGTCGATAACAAACTGTTCCCGGTAACGGCTTGGGCCGCGCTGAGTGAAAAGGGCGGACTAAAGGGCGCTGTTGACTTGCTCGACCTGACCACCCAGATCAAGGCACTGGATCAGCTATACATCGCCCGCGAACAGGTCAAGCAAACGATTTACGAGGTGATGGGTATAAGCGACATTCTGCGCGGCGCGAGCAAAGCTCAGGAAACGCTTGGCGCACAGCAGTTGAAGGCGAATTTTGGATCGCTGCGCCTGCGCTGTTCGCAAGAGGATGTAGCCCGATACGCCGCCGACATATTCCGCATCAAGGCGCAGATTATTTGCAAGCATTATCCGCCTGAAATCATTGTGGAAATGTCCGGCATCATGGACACGCAGGACGGACAAGACCCTGCGTTGTTGCAACAGGCCGTGGCGCTGTTAAAGAATTCAACTGTTCGTGATTTTCATATAAACGTCAGCAGCGATTCACTGGCACAGATTGATGACAAGGCCGAGCAAGAAGCTGCTGTGCAGGTTACTACCGCGCTTGGTGGTTTTCTCAAGGAAGCATTGCCGCTGGTAGCGAACGCGCCGGATACGTTGCCGCTGGTTGCTGAAACACTGCTGTATACCGTGCGCCGATTCAAGGCTGGCCGTTCG